NCTCCCTTCGCTAATGGAGGCTCTCGTTCCGTCGACGTATACGGCGTCGATAGCGAGTTCGATCTTCCCATAGTTCAAAATGGTCAGGCTAAGTTGATCTCCATTGTCCCACCAAACCGCTATTACCGAAAACCGTTCTTGAGCTCGTTGTTCTCTGCTCCTTGTCATTAGCAGGAAAGAGCTCCATGATGAGCCGAAAGCGTCAGTGCTGAAGGAGTATAATGCGGTGCCAGCGATTGAGACGACTAGAATTATCGTCAGAGATGCTACAACCTCGCTTACTCCTCGCTTGTCACGTATAAGGGATCGAGGCATCTTCTTCATCCCGTCAGGAGAAGAGGAAAAGAGGGGGCTCTCTTACTGTACTCAGCCTCTGGCTTCAACGGACTGACTGATCGCAGTGCCGTCTGTGCAGGTAACTTTCACTTGATACGTTAGGCCGGCGACCATCGTATAGCTGACCGTTATTGTCCCGCTTACCTCGCCGACGCTGAGTGTGTAATCACTGAGCGCGAAAGTCATGTTCTCTCCGCTAACATACACCCTTGAAAGCGTCAACTCCTTCTGTCCAACATTCCTAACGTATACCGTTATCGTGCCTGGCGATCCGGCGGTACCGTACAGGGAGTCGAACTGCAATTCTCCCTTGGTACCTGGCGGAACATTTGTGGCTCCGCCAAGCCATCCCATGACATATCCATAGACGACGACGCCGGCAGCTACAGCAATCAGCATCAAGATCAAAGCAGCAATCACTGGAGAGAACGCTCTCTTGTCCCTCAGGAATCGTTTTACCGTTTTGTCCATCTCTATTCTCTTCTGGATAAGGGTCCGACACTTTATGTCGCTTATGAACCAGAAATCTGAGCCCGATGTCCATATTGTGAGCCTCTGAGGAGAGATGAGGACGATGATCGATTCTAACGGCGACATTGAGTTGAAAAAGGAACGTGTTTCCATCATGAATCTCACTAGCGCGTCGGCCTATGGGACCGTGGGTCCAGTTGGATTGTGAATAGAAAAGGGCGACTGTCAAGAAAGAAGGATTTCTCTCGAATCTCGACACAGGACCTTACCGAACATATTATATACTGAAATACTGAGTATTTCTACAAAACCAGAAAGGAGATGTCTCCAATTTGAGAAAGCGGAGTTTCCTCTTTATTCTTTCACTCATTGCTTTTTCAGTCTGCATTGCACAGGTATCCGCTCAAATCATACTCATAGTATACAGCCTTTCCATATCTGTAGACCCCACAACAGCTACCGTCGGCGAAGCGATGACCATCTCGGGGAGATTGAGAAACAGACTTCTCATCGGATATCCGGGGGTTCCTGACCAGACGGTAAGCATCGAGACTAGGGTTGAAGGAGAAGAAGCTTGGACCAATGTCGGGGAGGACGTGACGGACTCAGAGGGGTTCTATCTTTTCACGTGGACTCCAAGTATAGAGGGAGACTACGAGGTAAGAGCTGCCTTCGGGAACGCTAAGAGTGATGTCATAATGGTCACAGTTAACCCGGCGCCGTTGCCCATAGAGCTTATCATCGGGGTCGCGGCCGCGGTTGTGGCTGTAGTCGTGGTGGTTATTGTCTACCTGAAGAGGAGGCCGAAGAAGCTGAAGCCGGCTGCACTAAGGATAGCAGCGGAGCCGGAAACTATCTTTGCAGACGGAAAGTCAACCTCCAATCTGACCATAGAGTTACTCGACCAAGATGGCAACCCCCTAGCGACGGAGGAAGACAGAGAAGTCTCATTATATGCGACAGAGGGACACATAGTCAAACAAGTAACAATACCCAATGGCAAAACCTCAGTAAGCACAACGCTGACATCCTCAACAAGTATCGGAACCGTCGTCATCACTGCAGATTCAGGAAGACTCGTAGGTGACCGTACAGAAGTAACTCTCAAGGAAAAGAAGAGGTACTGTATGCACTGCGGGGAAAGGATGCCTATGGAAGCGACATCCTGCCCTAGATGCGGTAACGCCCCTCCGTCCGGGGTAGACACAAAGGTCTGCAGCAACTGTGGGGAAGTGATTCCAATAGTAGCGAAGTACTGCAGCGAGTGCGGAGCCAGTCAGCCTACCTAGACCCTTAAGGCTCTTTTTCTTTTATCTCGACCCTTTCGATTCTTGGAAGAGGAACTTCGACCTTTAAGTATGCTTCTAGCAAGTATTCCACAGTCTTTCCCGAAATGTCCACAGTCGTTTCATCTGTAGGCCTATTGAAGCCGCGTAACGGTCTAATGTATATGCCTTTGCGACTGAAGGTTTCCTCGTCTCTAAGCAAGGCTTTGATAACGTCGACAGTTATCTTGTCCCTTTCAGCTTCCTCCCTGCCCCAAACATTCACGTGATATCTAAGGTTGAACTTCACGCCCTTTGTTTCAGAACAGGGCGGACAGGTTTCTCGCTGAGTGTGAAACTTAGTTTCTTGTCATCGCCGTTGAAGAACTCTTCCCTCTCTTTGTCTGGTGTGTCTACGGATCTTCCAACCCCGACTTCATCTGCTTCAAAAGAAACGTTCTCAACTGAGATCGCCGGCAGGTTCTTCTTCGCTAGAGGATCTGGCTTCTTCGTACTAATATTCTCTTTCGGCACGGTCTCTAGGTTCCTTTGCAGAACATCGATTATCGTGTTCTCGATCTCGGTGAACATTCCAATAGCCTCTGGGAGTGGAGTGCACCTAATAGGTGAGTCAATCTACGTTTCTATCGGTCTTATTCTGGCTATATGCTGAACGACGTTTGCTATTCTTGGAACGCATTCTTCGTTGATATTTCTGAAATAGACATATCTGACTTCCTTGTCTGGATTAGGGTTCTTGATCTCATACTTGTACCATACCCTCTCATTCGGGGAGAGCAGATACTCCACGTAAGGGTTATCTGATCCTTTGGGTCGTAGCTCTGTCCATTCATGAATGTAGATATCACTCGCTGTGTGGATCGTTCCGTCCACGTACTCAATCGCTATCTCCAGAGTTTTCTTGTCACCGTTATCAGCCCCAGACCAATAGTGGAGCAGATCAAAGTAGTCGAGTATGCCGAATCTACAGATCTCTCCGGTTTTCCCTCTTCCTAGAACCCACTGTCGTGTGATGTATCCTGAGACGCTTGTAGCGTAGTTTCCCGTCTCTCCTGGGACGATTTCGTCCAAGCCGTAGGATACGCCGACTGGACTTTCGAGGTTGATCAATGTGACGCTTTCGGTCATGTTGTCCACGTAGTTCCGTAGTCTACGGATTTCCTCCTCTAGGGTCGCCAGATCCGCCCTTATGTCTTCTTGAATCTTATTCCAATCTTCCGATCTGATTAGATCGCCCGGCTTCCTCTTTACAGGTTCAAACTTAGGCAAACAATCTCACCTCAAATGACATTGATTATTGCTTTGACTCCAGCAGCCTTAACGGAGTCCACAACGCCACGAACCATGGGCAATGCCTCTTTTCTGGAGACAACGTCTTTTGGAATCTGGAGCTCAAAGGCCGCCGGTTGATAGGCGGTCCAGTTGAAGACAAGCTTGGCTGTAGGAATGCCTATCGCGAAAACCGAACTGTCAAATCTGGCCTTATCCATTAGGCCGATCTCCTCCTCTACTTGTTCTGTATAGCTCCATGTGGAGCCCTTCCTCAGTAGTCTTGGTACTTTGTTCGTCGACATGCTCTTCCGAACGTCGGTCTTGTCGAGCGTGGTCTTCCTGTCCTTTACTGCCAGCTTCTGTCCGCTTCCAACGACGCCGTTGAATGTGATTTTCTCGTCTGTTTCGAGATTTGCGACGGTCGGATTCGTGACCTCGGCATCTGGAGACTCTATGCTGACAGTAATACTGGGAACAGCAGCTAGCACACTGTTGCTTGACATGACCCATGTGTCCCCGGTTCGCACCTCTACGGTTCTAGAAGCCTCAACAGGCGGGTTCTCCACCAGCTGGATAGGATAATCTCCAGGCAATCCCAGCGCCGTCCTGACTGAGGTCAGAACGGCATTTACTGTTCCTCCTCCCTTGTACTCCATAATCGCCCTCTTGAGGCGATTTCTGTACTGAGAATCAGGTTCCCCCGGTTTCCTTTCTAGGTTGAATATGGCCCCTAACCTGTCTAGGTCTTCCCTAAAGGCTGTGTCAACCCAGTGAGACCTCAGTATTCTATCTGAATCCCTGTCTGCTTCATCTAGCCTCTTTCCGAGAGCGTTCACTAGTTTGAAGATCAGCGAATTGTTGTCCCATATCCTGTAGAAGGCTGGGAACCTATCCAGTATCCTTTGGGTTCTGCTCATTCCGGCTTCTTCTCCTCTGAGGTCCTAATGAGTACATTGACCGCTCTGGCTATGGCCCTTTCCTCGCTCGTTATCTCTACGTTCTCTTCGATGCTTTTGATGGCTTCCTCGCCCTCTCTTCGATAGGCCTTTACAGTCATCTCAGCGACTTTGTGGACTCCCTCTATGCTAACGGCTGCGCCAACGATTCGGCTGTAGATCACGTCGTCGCCTATCTCCAGCGAGGAGAGGTAGCTCCTCACTTCGGCTTCCACGTCTCTCTGTACCTTTGACGGTGTGGGTCCTCTATGTAGGGTCACAGTGAGATTCACATCTACGTGCACAGGCTTTGGCCTTAGGAACTCCACTCTTATTCCCGCAGCTCTCACGTCATCGATGACTCTCTTGATCTCTTCCGTGTCTCCGCCGTCCACAATGATCTTGACCACTCCTGAGACTCCATCAGGCATGTCCTCCACCAGAATGGAGTCAACGCCTTCTATTCCCCTCACGCCTGCCTCCAAAGAGACGAGCGTTGCCTTGCCGGCCACCTCTAGGGCACGTTTCGCCCTTTCCCTGAGTTCAGCGTCCGACTCCTCATCTGTTCCGTTCAGTATGTCCTCTCTGTTGACGACGTACTCAACTCCCATCGGCGGCTGGGGCATTACGTTTACTGCGCCTGCATAGACGTTTCCAGGCCTTCCAGCAAGCATAGCCCTTACTGGCACGTCTGCTTCCCATGAGCCTGCGTCGGTCTTCTCAAGAACCCGCTCTTCGGTTGTTACATAGTCCTTGACTTCTTCGGGTCTTCTGGAGTAAGTTGAGACCCTCGTTTCTTCGGGGATTCTGATCTGCTCGTAAGCAACATAATCCACATGGAACATTGAGTTAGAATCTGGCTTCTTCCCTTCAGCCAGCCACTCGATCCCTCTGTCCACGGGGGCGTAGTCGACGCCTTGCTCAAAGGTGTACGAGTTCTCTTCCGAGACCCCTTCAACCTTGGCTGTGCTCTTTACGGGGACATTCATCATCTCATAGATGGTTTTGCCGTCGTACAGGTGGGCTTCTCGGTTAACTTGGACCTCACCCGGGTCCGTGCTCCTTCCGAAGGTGACTTTTCCGGTGGCGTGTTCTGCCGGCTTGCGCTCTACTCCCAGTATGGAGACGACTAGATCCAGAGCGCTTCCTGCGGCTGTGTCTATAAAACCAGCGAAGTATACTTGGTCGAGCTGCTCGTAGAGGAACTCGACCTCCCTGCTGACTGCCTCTACTATGGTTCTTACAACGCTTCCCGGGTTGATGTCGGTGACGTTTGAAGGGGCTCCGAAGACATAGTTGACGTAGAACGCGGTCCTTTCGTCGGGTTTGTCTCCTCCAGCCATCCATTCGAGCATGTCTTCGGTCAGCCTATAGTCTACGCCTTGATTGAAGTTGTGGGTGGCCCCTTCGACCACGCCTTCAACCTTGACAATGCTCTTCACAGGTGTGTTGGCTAACTTGTACCTGGTTCTGCTTGGCTCGTAGACGTGTTCTTCGTTGACTATGCCTTTAGTTATCTGCTCGAGTATGCTGTCTCTTATCTCCTCATATGACTTCTTGGCGAAAACCATCAAACCACCTCAAGATAGAATGGGAATACTATATTCAGCGGAGTGCTGCTCCCAATGGGCAGAACAACAATATCTAGATCGATGCGATACGGGTCATCCTTAGGCGTATTCACTGTGATGTCGACGATCTCCTGTACTCTTGGGTCTCGAACGATACACTCGGAAGCATATATTCTCGCAAGGTTTCTGGTCCGCTCGTTGTTGGGTTCGCCTATGAGCTCGTACAAGCGTGAGCCGTAGTTCGGGTGGCCCAGGTCGGAGAGTTCGCCCCTTCTTGTTCTTAGGTTGTTGATCACTGCTTGACTGAGATTGAACTCTTCCTCGATCGTCTGAAGATCTCCAGTTGGACCTAGAGCAAGGTCGCTACCCAACTCTTCGTCCACCAATATTAGATCCTTTCCAAGTATCTGTTTCGACATGTCTAGCTTCTCCCTTTTCTCATCCGATAAGGACAGTTCCCGCGGCAACTACTGTTCCTACAGGAAGGTCAGCAGGATCGTTACAGGTGTTGGCTGTGTCCCCAGCCCTAGCAGCAGGCTTGCTGTTTATGAGAACAGTGGCGCTTCCTTTAATAATAGTGGCCATATTCGTGGGGGGCTTCTGAAAAGAGACGCCAGGCGGTGTAGGAATGTGTGGAGGAGTGTTTGTTGCAGTGCTGCCTAAAGTGGCTGCAGGCAAACCAGTGATGAAGACATCCTTACTCACATTTCCATTGATTATGCCCGAAAACGGGTGAGGCAAGGGCGTCGGCACAGGAGGGCCAGGTGGCGCTGGAACCAACACGATATGCATGTCGCTAGCCACTATCTTGTCTCCTTGCTTCGCTGCAGGTTGACCCAACCAGATCCCTCATGCCTAGTTGATGTTAACTATAAGACCTTTTATGGATAGTGGCCCGTCGGACTCCACAGATGTCATCATGTCGCCTTTCAGGTTCAGGTTCATTTTGGATTTGATGTCAAAGTTCGTGTCGCTTGCTAGACTTAGTCCGAGTTGGGAATGGATTTCGGTCTTGTCTAGGGACTTGAAGCTCATTGTGCCTTCTTCGCTTTCTAGTTCAATGCTTTTTTTGCCCTTCATCTTGATACTATTAGCGGAGAACACTATCTCACCGCCAGAGATTCTGACGCTCTTTCTAGACTTGATCTGGACATTGCCATCGCGCTCCAGCGTTAGCGTGGTCTTGTTCGCCTCGATCGTGGCGACGTCGTCCTTTACAGAAAGAACCATTCCGCCGGGAAACTCCATGCGCACTCTCTTCAGATCGGAGTTCTCAGAATACGGCGGGATATAGACGATCTCCTCCTCCTTACTCAAAGGCGGCCTATCCTCATCATTATAGAGCCTACCTACTACGACTGGGGCATTAATGCTTCCATTGATGAAGTTAACGAGAACAAGATCCCCCACATGTGGGATATTAGCCAGACCAATTTGTTGCGTGGCCACAGGGACTTTCCTCAGCTCCAAATCCCTGTATTTCAGTTTCACATTGCATTCGTAGTTGTTCTTGTCGCTGTCACTGGAGTGTGGGAAGACCGAAGTCACCACACCTATTTCCGCAATGTGAAGCTTCCTGATCTCATTCTCCACTATCTTTCTAATTATCTCAACAATCTCAAGGTTCTCCATAACTCATTCTCTCCAACCAACCAAAGTCACAAACCCCTCATCCTTATTCATGACATGTTCCACGGCTCTAACCTGGAACTCCTTGTTTATCCGGTCATCCTTCATGCCCTCGAACTTGATGGTATCGCTGAGCTTTACCTCGGCATTTCCAATGATTTCTGCAAGGCCGTAGATCGTTTTGGAGATCACCTCCATCCTAGCTTCGGCCACTTTTTCAGCGGTATCTTTGTCTCGTATCACAGGATCATGCAAGAGTAAGCTTGCGCCAGAACCTGTTACGCCTTCGACCTGCTTCTTGGTGAACCAGTGGGCAGTGTCGGCCCCTTTATAGCTGGCCGCTCCCTCTCCTTGAACAACTAGTCGGCTGAAAGAAGGCTTCCAGTCATAAGTCTCTACGTCGATGATGTTACTCCCATACTTCAGGGTATGAGGGTCCTTCCTCTCGTATTTCTTGAAGACCAGTTTGTTCTCTCCTGTAACATAAACGTCGAATCCACATTTGTCAGCAAGATCCCTCATGTGTTCGTAAGCGTTCTTAGTGTCATCCACGACATACATGGGGAAGCTGATTCCATCGGAAACCTCTTCTGTTTGCACATTTGCCTTCTGAGCTAGGTCGGAGACGATTTCTTTTGCAGACTGCTGCTCATAGACTTGGTTGACTCTCAGTTCCAAAAGCTTTGAAGCTGCATTGAATCCGGTAATCCTTATCTCGGAAATGTTAGGCTCTATGTCATCCACAGATCCCTTAAACACGTCGTGGAACTTGTCTTCATAGCCCAACTGAATTGACACCTCGTCTCCCCTCTTTATCTTCAAGCTCTTGTCGGTCAAGTCGAAGAGCGTCTCAAAGCTCCCTGCGGGCACGTTCATGTTGAGGGAGACACGAATACTGATGATGGTGCCCGTTTTCGGCTGGAAGGCTTCAGAACCGATCTTGACAGTATAGTTCGGAATCAGAACGCTCATCAAACTCAGCCCTGAGCAGTAGTCCGGCGAAGCAAAGTGCCCTGCTTTCTTCCCTTCTCCAATGCGATTGTCAACGTAGCAGTCGCTCCTGTCTATCCAGTATCCTCATTTAGCCCGTGCCCGAGGGATCCCGTCGTCTGTGGGGTCTCCTCCGACGCTTGTGGCGTTGTTGATACCTGCGACGAGGTTGCCTGTTGTTTCGCCTCGTCTGATTTCTTCTCCGTTTCCTCTTTTGCTTGCTGCTGTTGGCTGGTCGGAGGTCCCTCTTCCTCTTCCTGTGGGGGACTATATTCTCGCAGGACGATTGTGTATCTGTAGGTGTTGGTTGCGCTGCTCAGATCGACAACACTTAGCTCCTCTATCAGGACCTTTGTTACTTCCGCGATGTCAGATAAGCTAGACAGAAACGAGACGGGTTTTCCAGCTTTGAACTTGGCTCTGAGGCTTTTCAGATCTTCCTTTGCAGTCTGGCCGTGAAGGACGCCATCAAACGATATTCTTACAGGTTCTCTTCCGAGATCCTGCAGCACGTTTCCCTTCATGCCTGGGATTCTGTGCTCGACGATTCTCCGTTTCTCACTTATGCTTATGTTGTAGACGCTGCGGATTTCTTTAGTAGCTCCCGTATCGGGTTCACGTTCATGCTTGATCAGAGCCAAATCATCGATCTCAATGCTCATAGTGGCACCCCATGCCTTCTAGCTGCGTCCCTGAGTATCTTGGCGATCTTCCTCTCCAACTCCCTCAGATCTCGTTCATCGGTCAGAGACTCAACCTTGACTGTAACGTCCAAAGGACGCTGTACTCTGGGGGCTCTAGCTCCCCTTGTTGAAGCTGAAAGCAAGTTCATGAGAGGAGCAATCTCGTGGAGCTTCAACATCTGAGGAGTCGCTGAGAACCCTCCTGGGGGCACCTCAAGAGCGTACGTCCCTGTCCCCGTGTACGCCAGTCCAGTCACAAAGCTACTTACGCCCCTGACCAGTGTACCCAGATCCGCCATCGGCAATCCCTCAGCCAGAGCCCTTTGCATCTCCAGAATATGAGGCGTGAACTCCGCCGACGGACCTCTGAGGACTTCAAGAGCTGCTTCGCCTACCTCCAACATCCCACGTATGGTCTCGTAGGCTTCAGATGCGCCGCTCATGACCATCGAGTAGTATCCGGCCAATTCCCCAACAGCTGCTACTCCCTCAAATCCTTTCTCCATCAAGCCGGAGAGTTGTCTTTCTATGGTGGGAGCGGCTTCAGAAAGACCTTCCGTGATGTCCTTGATAGGCTTTGCGATTTCAGGGAGACGTGGAGCTATGGGACGTTGAGCCATCCTTCTGCCTTCGCGGATCTCAAGCGGAGCCTCTATCTCTAATGTAACGCTCGGGGCTTCAGCAGCTTCTTCGGTTGGTAATCCTAGGAATTCCTTCGCCATCTCAATGAGGGGCTGGGGGCCTCCTGCTAGTGCAGCAAACAGGCCTTCCACCTCCGGCCCTACCATTTCTTCCCCTGTTTCCGGCAATTCAGCAAACTGCAGGGAATATCGGGTTGCTTCCTCCATTGCGGACTCTACCGTTGCAGATACAGCTTCAAAGACTCCAGACCTGTAGACTTCAGAAACCGTCGCCGCATAACTCACACCCTTGGCTGCCATGAGCGTAGGAGGGGCTCTCCTGATCATCCGGCCAGTCTCTAGGAGTTCGCCCACGCGTCCTGCTACGGTCTCCGCCACCTCAAGGGCTGGCGGCTGAAAAACTGGAGGAGGCGGAGGGGAAGGCGGTAGGCCTATCTGTCCGAGAGGGGGGCCGATCATCTTGGCCGCTCCTGTTCCGATCCTCTGTAGAACGTCTGGTATGACTGTAGTGGTAGGGGCCTTCAAGGTGATTGATAGCTTCAGGGGTTCGAGACTTGACATGAGGGCCTCCATTATTCCGAGGCTTTCTGTCGCCAACGTCGGTGGGGTATATCCTTCAAACCTCGTTACAAGAAGGTTTCGTATCCACTGGTTGAGCCCCAACGCGAACCTCATCATATCGTATAGGAGCCGCACACTCAGTGTGTAGACGCTGAGGAAGGCTCGATTGAAGGCGGAAACGACTTCGCTGAACCTTCTGAAGGCGTTGAGGCTGCTGATTGCTGATTCCTCTGTGTCCATTCTTTGCCGTGTGCCATCATTCAAAGATTATCTTAGTCGTCCCTCTTTCCACCGGACCCGCGTACCTTGTCATCTTTAACCTGTGCGCTAGGGCAGTCATGAGAAAGCTGATCTGGTCTCTTGTCAGGTCTCTTGGGTGCTCAGCGAGCTTGTACCCGTAGTCGAGGCAGAGCGTGGAGAGCTCAAGCCCTTCAGGGCTTGCTACGAACTCTTCCATCTCTAGGCTTTTTTTTTACCCTCCCCTCTTGAGGCGACACCACTGAGTTCTAGAACCTTTGCGCCTATGAACTCTGGGACTCCGAACTTCATATCGGCAACCTCTTCAACTGTCAGTTTCGGTTCTTCGAGCCCCATTGACGCTGCAAGTCTCAGGGCTTCGAAGTTCTTGGTGATATCTACTTTGCTGAGGTCGGGGGTTCCGTCTTCCTTCAGTGGGACGTTGCCGATCAGTGAGAAGATCTCTGTGAGCTCGCCGTCTGTGAGAGGGCGTATAACTACCTCTGCCTTGTACTCCTTTACCTTCAGTACTTCCCGTCTGCTTTTTCCTTTCAGTATGTCTTCTTTCGTCAGTCTTTTCATTCAGGTCCCGCCCAAAAGGGGGGTTGCTTGTTCAGATTACTGGGCTTATTCTTCCTCGATCCTGGTTGCTGTGAAGTTGTAGGTCGTCAGGCCTACGCCTTCGGCGGTTAGCTCGAAGCTCTTGTCGTCTAGGCAGCACTCGTGAAAGGATATCTTCTTGATCTGCTGGTTTCCCCTCATCAGTATTGCGACAAGGTTGAACGGTGCGGAAAGTGGGTCCAAGAGCTTGTCGTCAAGCGTCTTGCTCATGGACTTGATCCTTATCGTTCCAGTGACACTCAACAGGGCGTATGCTACGCCTATGCGTTCGGCGCTTCCGACGCCTTCGACGTCAACTTGTCTTCTCTTGACTTTGTAATCGAGGGATTGGACGCCTTTCACTTCTTCGCCGTCGATC